CAACAGTTTTGCCATCCATTGCATCATTAACTTCTTTGATTGAGGCCAAATTACCAATTGAATCGACAACAATAATTAACCTATCACCACGTTCAACAATGCTTAACTGTTGCATGATGTCTGATTTTAATTGTTCTATGTCAGTAAGTGGTGTGTGTAGAACACGATTAGTATCAATACCAAAGGAGTCAAAGTAAGATTGTGGAGTACCAAACTCAGAATCATAAAATAATAATGCTGCATCTGGATATTTGTCCAAATAAGATTTTGCCATCAACAATGAGAAGGCGGTTTTAAAATGTTTGGATGGGCCAGCCCACATTGTTAGACCAGGTGTTAAACCTCCATCTAATTTACCACTCAATGCCACATTGATAATTGGCACCGAAGTGGGAATCATATCTTTATCAGTAAAAAACTTTGATTTTGACAGAATAGCCGAATCCTTAATACTACTGTTTTTTTTAATTTTATCTAATATACTCATTACTCACCTTTTTGTTTAAATGCTAACTCCGCTTCATAATCATACTTAGGTTCTAATTCTTTTCGCTTCCTATTTGGGAAACCTCTTTTGCCCTTAGATATTGGAGGTATAGATTCACCCGAAGCATCATCTATTATAATAGGTTCTTCGACAAGTTCTTTTTCCTCAATTTCTGTGATATTCTCTTTTTCAATCTCAACTTTATTAAGGTCTTTTTTCTTCCGAATAGTTTTATGTTCTTTGAAAGCCTCAGTTTCTTCATCCATCTTCTTAAATACTTTTTTAGCTTTATCAAAAAATTCTTCCGGAGATTGAACTTTATCTGTAAAAGATGGAACATCACCAGCTTTTAAACCAACAATTTCTTCACTCTTAATAATAGGAGTTACTTCTCTTTTTTGTTGCATGCTCATGTTGGCAGCTACTAATAATAACACAGCCAAGGGATCGAATACAATCATAATTAACATGATTACCAAACGAACTGCTTTATCAATTGAGTCGGCATCATCTGTACCATACACCATGTCACCAACATACTTAATAGGTCCTACTTCTGCCACAAGTTTATTGGATTCTTTTAATAATGGCAACTTCTTTTTACTAATTTCATTTAATTCTTTTTGTGTATCTTGGATTTGTTTATCCAAACGGCTACTTGCCGTTGATGGATCTTTGGCACGAGCAAGAAGATAATCTAATCTTTCTTTAGCAATTTTTTCTTGTGCATTGAGAGTTTTTACTTCTACTTGATTTGCACCAGCATCTAGTGTGGAATCAATATGTGATTTAGATAAAAAACCAAAAATACCCATACTTGTAATTACCATAAGAACAACTACGGCAAATGTTAAGTATGATTTTAATAAAAGTGGGCAGGTTTTCCAATTACGATACAACCATGATGTAGTCACCAACTTGCTCATTTCTAAAACCGAGCCCATGAAAACGATTGGCCAAAATGCGCCAGTAAAGATTGCTGCCAATCCAATTACGGAATAATAGGCAGCAATACCAGAAAGTGCTAATGCACAGAGTAGTGTTAAAAATGTCATGAGAAGAAATCCTCTAAGTTACTTACCTTTTCAGTTGACCATTTCATACAGTCCAAGATAACTTTAATAGGCTCTAAGAAAGCCTTATCAAATTGTAAATCATAATCAATATAGTTGTCAAGCCCCAGTTCCGTTGGCAATCTATTCGGATATGAAATAACGGTATCTTTGAATGGATTTGGCATCTTCAGATAGGTAAATTTAATTTTTTCACCTTCTTGGATTAATTGATATTTTTTGGTAAGATTGTTTTTATTTAAGAAGTTGTTATATAAAATAGCCCCCTTAACATGAATTGGTGTACCTAATTTATATAGAGATAGTGCGTCAGAGTATTTATTTAAGCCATTTAAACCACGGGGGAAAGAAATCTCCTCGGGTGGTAGCTTACGAAAATCTTCTCTGAATTTGGCAATAAAGATGTGAATGTCATTCTCTGTACCATTCACCATTAATTGAATTGCCTCTTTCATCTTCTCACGAATGGCGGATGGTGTGGAAGATTTAATCATTTCCAAACCCATCACCTTCATTTGTGGTTCTTTATACTGAACACCTTCATTATTATATACATTCAAAATGTATCGTTTCTTAGCAGTCCAAATACCTTTGTCAGAAAGGCCTTCACGTTTCATCTCCATCTTCTGTTGATAAGCATGAACATAATCTGCAAGTTCTTTATAACTCTTATCAATAAAAGGTTGCATCTTATCTTCACAGATTCTATCCATGAGAGAAATTACTTTTTGTTTATCTGATGTATCTTTAATAAATTTACTAACCAATTCTCCCATTCGTAAGTAAATTGAATCAGTATCAGAAGCAATAACATAGTCAACATTTTTGGTCTCCAAAATTTTATTCATCCAAGCGTTAATCTTGGCTTCAATCCAACGAATACTTAATTGCCCAGCAGTCGTAACACCCAACGCCATGCGAAGGTCATAAAAACGGAAATACTGAGAACCGAGAGCACCATAGGCAGAATTAAGTGATACTTTTTTCGCCAATTGAATGTTGTTATACTTTGCAATACGTTTTTCAATTTCGTAGAGTTTACTCGAGTCTTTCTCATTTTCATATTCCTGTTTTGCTTTTAACATTAAGTTCTTAAACTTCTTACGATCAGTATACATTTCTTCCATCATCTTAGGCAAGAAACCCATGATGTCTGTACGAAAGAATTGTCCGTTAGGAGTTACTGTTGCATTAATTAGTTTCGATGTATCAACAGATTTACTTAATAATTTATCAACAGAAACACCATTAGAAAGAATCTCACGCATTTCTGGTGTATAGTTTTCTGGATCAATTAATGTTTCTGGACTAATATTATATTGCATCATCAAATGAGGATACAAACTATTCAAGTCAAATGATGCCACCCAATCGTGTTTACCAACTTGAACTTCTTTAACATAGGCACCTTCAAATGCAGATGATTTCTCTTTAACGATTCTAGGAGGAACAATAATACTTTTTTCAAAGAGATAAGCATATGTCATTGAATCCCACATACGAGTTTGAGCAAAGATATCTTCAAAGTTTGTTTTAGTATCATATGCCAAGGTTACTCCTAATTCAAGTAACTTTAACTTTTCTTCCAGTTTAATAATGAGTTCAACGTCTTTAATGTTATATTCAATAAACTTCTGATAGTTCAGACGATACAAGGCATGGAGATTATCAAATTCATCATAAGAAATTTTACCTTCACCCAATTCAACTTGAGCAATGGCATCGAGGCGATAGGACTCCTGTGACTTTCCACCAGGAGCATACCATTTGTATAGTTCAATATAATCAAGTGATTCAACACCCATAATATTATAGGCAATCATTTCACGGCCATTGATTACAGTTTTTCTTTCACCAATATAATTCCACGGAGATAACTTCTTGGTAGCATCTTCACCAAGAATTTTACGAAAGCGATTAATGATATAGGGTTCATCAAAGAACTTTGTGTTCCAACCAGTTAGAATGTCTGGTGTCTTGCCAGTCCATAGAGACATGAATTGTTTACATAAAGAGTGTTCATCTTTACACTTCACATAGATTTCTTTGCCTTGAACTTTATAGTCACCACAGCCAAACACATAGATTGGACCATTAAGATACTTTAATGCAATTGCTGTAATAGGTTCATTTGCTTTATATGGGTCTGGAAATCCATTCTCCGAACCAACCTCGATATCAATTACACCAATAAGAATTTTCTCAAAATCATAATCAACCATACCTGAGTGTTGGTCGGCAATAAAGGCATATTCGAAACGAGTTTGGCCATAGATTTTGCCGGCATTAGAAACGCCTTCAAATTGTTTTACAAAATCTCTTGCTACACGAATATCACCAAAGATTTTTTGGTCAAGATAATCACCTTCTAGTGAGGTGAAGTTTGTGATTTTTTTGGAAGGAATGTAAAGAGAAGGAGAATATTCAACTTTCTCCTTTACCCGCTTACCATTATTAATGCCTCGATATAGAATACTATTACCGAAACATTGTACATTAGTGTAGAAAGAACTCAATTTAGCCTGTAATCAAAGATTTTTGTGGTGGAACAATAATACCAGAACCAAAGATTTGATTGTAATTATCAACAAAATCTTGTGCCGGAATATAAGAGTATACTACACTTTTCTTACTGATGGCAATGGTGGCGCCAGACTTTTGTTCGGCATGAATTGGGAATGGAGAGAATCCAATATTCGGAGTACCATCTTTACCACGAACAATGGCAATACCAACTGGATTTTCCAATACAAATTCAATTTCAGATTCAGACTCTATCTCACCAAGAATATCTTCACCGGTAATTAATTTAAATGCTAGAATTTTCATGTTATTTCCTTTATTGTATAAATACTTATGACGATTTGATTACAATATTCAAATTACTTTATACCGTCTAATAGAAAGACCCCAAATGCAAAAAATACTAATTGCTGTTCTGGCCTTAGTTTTTCTTGGGTCAACTTTTGCTAATACCATTGCGGTACAAGATTCTGGTATTAGAGTTTCTAAACCTGTTGTCTGCTTTTCCAAAACATGGATACAACAACAAATTATTCAAAGCCGTGAAGTTCCTGTTTTTGAAGATGTTAGTAACATGACGGGTAACAGTACCATTATTCTTTTTAGAAATGAGAATACTGGATCTTGGTCATTAATTGAATTTAAAGATAAAAGTGGTTGTATTTTAGGTCACGGCATTCTAAAATTAGTTTGATTTTTTCAACTCATTTTCACGTTCAATACGTTTAAATTCGTCATCAATATTCTTATCATCTTGATGTTGAACAGGATCAGGTTTAACAATAGTATAAATCTCGATTGGCGGAACTCCACTCTTTTCTTTTGGCTGTGTCATTTATTTTTGTTATAGTATGGGTTGTTGTGGAATAGTGTATAGTTTGTTATATTTCTATTGGAAGGTAGTTTAGATTTTAATTCTGGTAATTTTTTCCAATGAAGGCCTGGTGCAAAATGATGTTCTTGGTGATATCCAGAATTGAAAAATAATAAATTATAACATTTATTGTAACAACTTGTTGAATTTTTAGTTTTGTCTTTCCAGTCAGTTGCATTATAATGTTCACAGTAACTCAGTACAGCATTCATTAACCATGAAACATATACAATTAACAAATATAATAGTGCAACTTTATAATTAATTATTGTTAATAAAATTAAAAATAATATTTTTATATAATTTTGATTTTTAATTTCTTTAAAATCAATGTCAGTAGATTCAAAATATAATTCTTTTGCATCAAAATAATTTCTCAATGGTGTTTTAAACACATATGACCATAAATTTTCTTCTTGGTCATTCTTGCCAAATCTAAATGTAGAAACAGGATCACCAATTTTTCCATTGTTGTATTTGTCGTTGGAATAGATGTGGTGTTGTGTGTGTATATACCTATATTCTTCAAATCCAACTAATGCTGGAATAGAAAAAAAATATTCAAATATTTTATTTAACTTTAAATTATTGAAAATTGATCTGTG